AGAATCATGTCGGACGAAGGTTCGGCTGAAGAGATGTCCGATGGCGAATATACGCTGGAGGATGGAACGCTTCTCGCTATCACCGACAACCGAATCGCTCAACTGGGTGAGGAAGACGCAGAAGCTGAAGCGGATGTAGAGGTTGAAGTCACTGAAGAGGCATTGGCCTCCGACAAGAAAGAAGAAGACTACTCGAAGCTTCGTAAGGAGTTGGGTCGCTTGGGATTAACCGAGAGCCAACAACTCGATGTGATGAAGGCCGTATTGGCTGGACTCGAAGGAGCCGTAGAGGAGGTCGAAGAAAAAATCGACATCGAAGAGATGAGCGAATTGAAGGAGTTTGCCGAAGAGGTAAGTGCCGCATTCGAAACAGTCTTCGCTCGATTAAGTGCTATGGAAAGCCAGCCTGCTTCGGAAGGAGTGTCTGTCTCACCTGCACCATCCCAACGGCCTCAAGAACCTGTTAACCTATCGTCAATGAAAACCTCGGACCGAGCTCATTGGTTGATGTCTCAAATGAAAAATAATCAAGCCTGATGAAATATCTTCAGAAAAGCAAAGCTGGGAATTTCTCAGCCACTGCACAAAAGCATGACTTCGATGGTCCTGCTGGAATCGGCAATCTCGCCTACGCTGGTGAGTTGGCCTTGCCGTACCTATCCGCCGCATTAAAGAGTGGTAAGACTCTATCCAATAATTGGATACGAACGTTGGACGATGTGCCTTGGAAGGCCGCCTTAGACATTGTGACTGGTACAGGCCTTATCGGAGACGCGACTTGCGACTTCACTGATGCTGGTGCAATCACATTGACCGAGCGTACCGTGGAGACAAAGGAGTTCCAAATCAACCTCGACCTTTGCAAGAAGACCATGCGTCAAAGCTGGCAAGCGGCTGAGACAGGTAACTCACTCAACTCCCGTATGCCAACGGCATTTACAGACCATGTCATCGGTCATATCTCTGGCCTTGTTGCTCAACAGGTAGAGATTGATATCTGGAGTGGTAACGGAGGCACCGCTGGTAACTTTACTGGCTTCACAGCGGCGGCGGTTGCAGACCCTGCATTCGCAGGAGGTAGCTTCACAACAGACACGGCAGTCAATGACGTGGACCTTGCTGATAATTTAACTGCGGTGAATGTCGTAGCGAAGATTCAACTTGTATTGGACTCAGTCAGTTCTGCCGTAATGGGTAAGGAAGACTTCGCTCTTTATGTCTCTCCGAAGACGGCGTTCTTATACGCTCAACACCTTGGAAAGGAAGGATATCAGAACGATTATCAGGCGAACGAAAAGCCTATGAATATCTTCGGTTATCCAATCCTCGCCTGCCCCGGAATGCCTGACAACCAGATTGTCGCAACCTATCAATCCAATCTTGTATTCGCTTCAAACATTTTGAGCAATATGGGTGAGGTTCGTTTAATGGATATGAGTCCTCTAGATGGGTCTGATAACCTTCGTTTCGTTATGAGATACTCTGCCGGTACTCAACACGCAATCGGAGGAGACATCTGGTGGGGAGTCGTTGCAGCCTAAATCTTAACTGAATGCCTTGTACAATATCGAGTGGCCGCCTTATAGATTGTAAGGACGTAGCCGGAGGAATCAAAGCCCTCTATTTCGGAGACTTCATTGATTCGTACTACGCGAATATGGTATTCACTGCTGGTGTATTGGACGGGGTAAATTTAGCTTCGACGGTATACAAGTATGAAGTACGACCATCGACCGCTGGACTGACAACCACCGTCTCTAACGAGCCGACTGGCAGTGCCGCCTACAACACGGCTATCGAAGCGACCTTTCACAAGCTGACGCAAGTCGACAACGAGAAGCTTCAGGCTCTTATTGCCGCACGATTCTTCTGCTATGTCTTGGACGCGAATGACCAGCTATGGTGCGTGGGTGCAATCAACGGAGCGACCGTCACAGGTGGTACATTTGTAACTGGTGTAGGTCGTTCGGACTTGGCTGGCTATACGATTACCATCACCGCTGACGAGAACGCCTATCCAATTGAATGTGCTCCTTCTGTATCTGCCGCTTCTACCGATTGGCCGTTCGACGGCATCGATGGTGGCACGGCAGTCATCACAGTCGGTTAACGCTTCTTAACACTTATTCGAAAGGGAGGGCCATTGAGTCCTCCCTTTTGCGTAGACGTTTTCGTATGTCTTATATTGAAAGGCGATGGTGCAATTAACACAAGGCGTAAACAACCTCCGACTCAATACCTCTATCCCTCCGCCATGGTCGGTAGCGGAGAAGTTTCAGCTCATTCTTACATCGGAGACGACTCATCAAAGCAAGGCATTCACTTTGAATACGACCATAGCTGGGAACGGCTGGGACACTCGATGTCTCTCCGGCAATGTCACAATCAATGATGGGGCTGAAAACAAAGACGATGGCGTTATCAAGCTGGAAGAACCTAATTTTCCAGCTGGCTTCTACCAGCTTCAAATCGGTCAGTTGAATCCGACTACCTTTGTCTATGATGAGATTGGCAGAGGCCGAGCGTATGTCAACCGGACGTCAACCGAACGCGGATACGTATCTTGGAAGGAACCCACCATCGTTAACACCATAAAGGCTTATGAGCAGTAAGACAGATTTCAGCGTTCTCGGACTACCGATTCACGATGTACCTCTCTTCGAGGAAAGGCAAGGCAAGGACTGGGTGACCTATGGGGCTGACGATAGATATGGCGAGTATTTAGAAGGGCTCTTTTTAGGCTCGTCGATTAACTCCGCTATCATTAGTGGGGTGGGCGCAATGATTTATGGAGAAGGACTGGATGCAACAGACCGAGATGCGTCTGATGGCCATCGTGAGCAGTGGGTTAGACTTCAGAGACTGCTCTCCAGCTCCGACCCTGAACTCTTACGGAAGCTCGCACTCGATTTGAAGCTCTATGGTCAGTGCTATATCAACACCATATGGAATAGGAGTCGCACCGAGCTCGCTCAACTGAAGCACCTACCCGTTCACACTCTTAGGGCTGGCGTATGCGATAGCACGGGGAAGATAGATGTCTGGTACTATAAGAACGACTGGACTGACAAGGAGAAGCCCTTAACGATACGCTCGTTCGATGATGAGGACCGCACGGAAGCGAGTCGAGTGTTACAGATTAAGAGGTACGCTCCTTCGTATCACTATTATGGCCTTCCAGACTACGTCGGCTCGACTGGCTATATCGACCTCGACCAAGAGATACAATCGTTCCATCTCAATAACATTAAGAACGGACTCTTCCCCTCCATGATGCTTTCGTTCACGAACGGTGTACCTACCGACCAAGAGCGAGCGCAAATCGAGAGGAAGGTTCAAGATAAATTTAGTGGTGCTGATAACGCTGGAAAGCTACTCATCACCTTTAACGATGGCCCTGAAACGGCTCCACAATTCACACCCATCTCGACCAACGGTTCCGATGCGATGTACGAATACCTCAGCCGCGAAGTCACCACCAAGGTACTCTCGGGTCATAGGGTCACTTCACCTCTACTATTTGGGGTGAGAGCTGAGGGCGGAGGCTTCGGAAGCAATGCCGATGAGCTTCGGGATTCCTATTCGCTCTTCACGAACACGGTGGTGGTGCCTTTCCAAGACCTTCTCCTGCGAGGGATGGCTCCTATATGGACTGCCAATAACATTACTCTCGACCTATACTTCAAGCCCTTTAAGCCAGCGGATTTCTTGAACCTAACGCCAGAGGAAGAGTCTGGAGAGGTGGTGCAAGCTGGATGGGAACTCAGTGCGACGAACGACCACGAGTGCGCCACACCAGAAGAGCTTATCTCTGGAGGCGAAGACCCCGACATTGACGACTACGAACTCATCGACTCTAGAAAGGTCGACTACGACGAGGAGGTCAAACTGGACGGGTTCACGAATCTGGCCTCTGTAATCAGCGGAAGCCAAAAAGGAAGCGACGACCAAGACAATGCACTGTTCAAGATTCGATACCAGTACGCTCCACTCAAGGTAGATTTGGGCGTTACAGGCCAATCAAGGAGCTTCTGCAAGAAGATGGTCGCGGCGGCGAAGGTGTACAAGAAACGAGACATCGAAGCGGCGGAATACAAGTCGGTCAATCCCGGCTTTGGCAGGGGTGGCTCGAACACTTACAATGTCTGGTTCTACAAAGGTGGTCCACGGTGCCATCATTACTGGATGAGACTGACCTATCTCCGCAAAAGCGATAGGAATATCTATGTCAACGAGGCCAGACGTATTATCAATGGCCTACCACCTGAGGAGCGCGATGCGGTTCGCTTGCCAGTCAACGACTGGGAGGTGGCGGTTCTTCCGAACGACATGGACTACAAGGGCTTCGACCCCTCCAACCCCAATATACCAGAGGACGCAATAAATAAACGACGACGATAATGGCTTCAATCACAATCCTCTTCGTCTCCCCTGATAGGGTGAAGCGAGAAACGTCTTTGGGTGGCTCGGTTGACGACAACGTCCTCCAGCCTTGTATTCTCTCAGCTCAACAGAGGTGGGTCTACCCGACGCTCGGCACGGCCTTATATGAGAAGCTGGCAAAGCTTGTGGAGGATGGCCACATCGATAACGTCGGAAACGAAGTCTACAAGGAACTTCTGCAAGACTACGTCATCCCTAGTCTCGTGCAATACGCATTTGCCACCGCGATACCCGTACTTAGGGTTCGCTTCGTCAACAATGCGGTGGTGGCAATGAATAGTGAGCAGGGTTCGGCGGTAAGTGCCGAGGACATCAAGCCTCTAGTCGCTCAGGCAGAGGATATCGGTAATTGGTTTCGAGAGCGACTCATCGACTGGCTGATTTCGAGAACGGATATCCCTGAGCTCTCTTCGAACTCTTTCCCGAACCTCGCACCTTCCCGAACCAATTACACTCAAGGCCTCAATGTCTCGTATACAACCGACAACCAAGACCTGCGAGCCCTTAGACAATTACTGGGAATCACAGTATGAAGCCAAATAAACGAACTCGACTGAACATAGAGAGGTTGAACCTTTACCTACAAAAGAATGGCCACACGAAAAATCACCGACCTAACGACTCTGACGAGTGCTCAGGCCACATCCGCGGACCTCGTCCAAATCGTAGACGTGAACGACCCGACGATGGGTCCAACAGGAACGAATAGAAAGATGACGTTAGGCCAGCTCTCGACCTTTATCGGGAGTGGTGGTGGAGGTGGTGTATCTGCCGTGACTGGAACGGCACCGATTACCTCGACAGGAGGGACGACACCAGCCATTGGTATCACTGCCTCGACTACATCGGCGGCTGGGTCTATGAGCTCTTCGGACAAGACGAAGCTGGATGGCATCGCAACGGGTGCACAGGTGAACGTGAACGCGGATTGGAACGCCGTATCAGGCGACGCAGAAATACTCAATAAACCTACCATCCCAACCGTACCTGTGGATTCGGTGAATGGCCAAACGGGTGTCGTGGTATTAGATACGGACGACATTGCGGAAGGAACCACGAACGAATATTTCACAGATGCGAGGGTGGCGGCCAACAGTGCCGTTGCCGCGAACACGGCGAAGGTCAGCAACGTGCAATCTGATTGGAACGCTTCGTCTGGGTTGGCGGTTATATTGAATAAACCGACCATTCCATCTGTACCTGTCGATTCGGTATCGGGTGGAACAGGCTTGACGGCCAGCCCGACAACTGGCGCGGTCGTGGTCGACTTAGACAACACCACTGTGGCGGCAGGGAGTTACACCAGCGCAGACATCACCGTCGATGCTCAAGGTCGATTAACGTCAGCCGCTAATGGCTCAGGGGGTGGTGGAGGTATTGCCGCAGTCGTTGATGATACAGCTCCACAACTTGGAGGGAATTTGGACGTGAATGGATTTGATATTGAAAGCAATGGAGATGTCATCGTACAAATTGACGCGGACAACAATACACCGCTTGCAAAATTTGCAATAAAAAATGGGTCAGGTGCAACGATTTACACCATTGACGAGGAAGGCACAACCCTAGCAACCACGGGCGCAAGCAATGATGTGAAGATTGGCAACCTCGACGGAAGTTTAGGAACGTTCAATGGCATCTCG